CAAATATTTTATTGATATGGTACATAATTTGGATTCGCGAGCGCCGGGCACTCTGGGTTGATTTCTGATTTCAATGTTGCTTTCAATTCTTCTGGTGTGTGTTCTGCACCTGATGCCAGTTCAATACATCTTGCGGCGTTCTTGCCACCTTTGTTTATGATCCTCTCAATGGCTTCTGTTCTGTCTATTGCCAGTTTGCCAATGTCTCTGTTTTTCTTTGTGAATCTTTTATCCAAGTCTTCAAGGTCTTTCTTGAATGTGCCTATTAAAACATTTAATTTTTTATTGCTTTCCAAGATGGCAGTGAAGTCTTTCTTCTGCTGTTCCAACACTTTGTTCTGTTCAGTGATAGCAGTTTCTAATTTGTCTTGGTTGGCTTTAAGAATAGCATTGTCGGCTCTTAATTTCATTACGTAGATACCTGCTCCTGATATACCAAGAATCATTAGCACAGTGATAATCATCTTTATTTTACCAAAAATCATTCTGTCTCCAATTCACCTTTACGACAAGTTCTACAAACTTCTATTTTGTATTCTCGACCATCGTAATCTTTTTCTGTTCTGTACAGAGGACCGTCATGTGATTCGTTCCCGCAGTTTAAACAATGTTGTATTTCTTTTGTAGTCATAATATTATATGCTACTATTTATCATTGGAAAAATGGATTATTCAATCAATCCAGGCTTGTAGACTGTTTTACCGTTTTCTTTCATGGCTGTGAGACTTTGTTTTCTGTTGCCTTCACCTATATAACTTACATGAACCCAACCCGAATCAGGTATGCCCGGAGTGTAAAATTCTAATATCAATTGATCGTAATCCAGTGTGTCTTCAATAAACTTTGCCACTGTGTAATTAGATGTGCCTGGACATTCTATGTCCACTGCTTCACCTTTACAATGCTGTGACTTGCTGGATCCACCCACTGCTTCATTCAATGCTGGTCCTCTGTATCCAGAGTTAATAGTGGTTACACCAAATTTTTCTCTTACGGGCTGTACCACATTTTCAAATAGTGATTTTGCCTTTGCTAGATGTTCTTCTCCAGGTGTATTGTCCAATCCTCGTCTTGTTGCTGTTTGACTTTTGGTATATTCTTGTAATGTAAAATTTTTAGATAGTCTCATATTTTTTTTCTAGTACCACGCAGTGACCTTTGTTTTCAAATACTAATTTGTTACCAAATTTGGTAATGTTGTAATCACCTACATACTTACTTAAGAATATGACTTCTGGGAAGGCTTCGATTTGGATTGATTCTTCTATACTTTCAATTATTTGTGTTTTGAATCCCATATCCACAAATTCAAATATTAAAGAATCAGCATATTTTTTGGTTAGAATCACAGTGTTGCCTTCCATGTACACTTCATCAATGTAACTGTCAGCAAAGAAGTTCTTGTAGTTCTCCATCTGAGTTTCAGTTGTTTTGATATCATATGCACCTGGGTCTAACGGCAATTGTTCATTGATGCTAGATTCATCTGCTGAGTGACTTCTAAAGTTTTTGTAATATCTAAAACGTAAATCTTTTTGATTTGAAATCTTTTTTATGCCATCTAAAATTTCTATTATTTGATCTGGTGATTTTTTTGAACGTTCAAGTTCAACAAACACTCTATATTTTCCGTCTGATTGTTCACCTGATGTTTGATCAGCATCTAACACAAAGTCATATCCTGTTTCAATAAATTTTACTAAATCTCGTGCAGGTTGATCTCCTTTTATGGCAAAACTTAATGTAACGATATCTGCATCATCTCCCATTTTTGATTTGTAAGAATCAATTTCAAAAACGTTATCGATGGTGTATTCTAAATCGTTCTGTCTTAAACCCATTATAAACCTTCTGGTGCGATTTCGTCTGCGGCTTCAACAGACTGACTGCCATCAACTATTTCTGCATTAGCAGGTTCTTTGTTGTATGCTTGTTCTACATCGTACCCACTGTATATCGTTCTGATTAAATCTTTAGGCATTCTAATTGTTACTAACCATATTGGCAATTGGTCTAACTTGCCTTTTTTAGTACCTGGTCTAAAATCACTTGATTGTAATACCTGTCTTGGGTACACATATACATCTTTTTTATAGAAAACTTTACAACCATAATCTGTAAGTCTTTTACCACCATCTGGATCTGGCATGTCAGCTCTAGGCCACATAAACGTACAAGTCACAAAATGTCTTAAAATTTCAGGACCTTGTGCTAATTCACCTTCTATCCAGTTATCATAAACGTATAGATTTAATTCGTCTAATACACGTTCAAAATCTTTAAGAATAGTGAATGCTGTGTCGTTATCGTACACATTTTCTATGGTTTTTATAACGTCTTTTATGTCTTGCATTAATAGATACCTTTTTTATGTATTTATCATAAGGTTAAACTTATGTGAGCATTTATGTCTCCTGAAGTATACCGTAAATAATAATATGCAAACAATATGTTTTGCTCAATAAACAAAGGAGTGCTAATGGGTAAAAAAACGTCCAGAAGACGCCAGAACAGGGCAAACGTCCTACCAATCAAACAATACCTTCCAGAAAAACCACAAGATGTTAAGATTGTTCCTAGAACTGTTAATCAGGAATCTTACCTTCTTAAATTGTTAGATCCATCCAAAGACATTGTGTTTGGTGTAGGTCCAGCAGGTACTGGAAAGACAATGATTGCTGTTCAGGTGGCTATCCAAATGTTCAAAGAAAAACAAGTCAATAAGATAGTGGTAACACGTCCGGTGGTAAGTGTTGATGAAGACATAGGTTTCCTTCCAGGTAGTTTAGAGGAAAAGATGGCTCCATGGACTATACCTATATTTGATGTGTTTAAATTATACTTTACTAAAGCAGACATACAAAATATGTTGTTTGAGGGTGTAATTGAAATATCTCCATTGGCTTTTATGCGTGGTAGAACTTTTCATAGTTGTTACATAGTAGCAGATGAAATGCAAAACGCCACTGCAAGTCAAATGAAGATGTTGTTAACGAGAATAGGCAGTCGAAGCAAATTAGCAGTAACTGGAGATCTCGCTCAGACAGATAGACCCAAAGACAATGGATTGTCTGACTTCATTGATAGACTTAATCAAAAGTCAAGTAGTTTAATTGATATAGTGAACTTTATTAAAAGTGACGTTCAAAGGCACGAAGCAGTCAAAGAAGTTTTAAGTATTTACGGAGACTGATTTATAGTAACATCTTGATTTCTACGAATAATGTGGAAACCAAATGCTGTACAACAAATACCACTGGACTCGCCAGGCTGTAATCCGTCTAGGTAAATCATAAAATCTTTATCCATTTGTTCACGTTTTATTTTTCCTAGATCACCACCATTGGCTTTTCCGCTTGGGCAATCGCTATACATTTTTGCGGCTTGCTCGAATGTTAATTCGCTGTCTAACATCTTTTTTTGAATATCAGCAATTAAAAATAATGCTTCTTCCCTTGATACATTTCGTTGACTTCTTGTTGCATCTTCGTGTGCTATTAATATATGACTACATCTCATTTTATTTCTCCTTAAAGTATTTTTTTAGTTTATCTGTCTCTCCTGAATGCTTTTCATAGCCTGGCATTGGTTCTTTCTGAGTATCTAACACTTGCCATGCTTCAGACCATTGTTTATTAAATTCTACCCAACCCTCGCCTTCAGGATCTGTGTCTGCTTTAATGGCATCTTCGGGACATTCGGGCTCACACACACCACAGTCTATACATTCATCAGGATTAATAACCAGCATGTTTTCGCCCTCATAGAAGCAATCTACAGGGCAAACTGACACACAGGTAGTGTGTTTACACAAGATACATTTATCATTAACTATATACGTCATTATGCTATCCAGTTCCACACACCTCTGATTGCTAATAGCAAATACATCAATTCCATTAATGCTCTTGGTGTGTCTTTATCTTTAATTCCCATTCTTACCCATATTGTGCAACTGAAACAGGCAATTGCCCAACCTATCCATTGTACTTCAGTGTTACCACTGCTTAACAAAAAGGCACTTATCATTGCCAATATAAATCCTAACCATCTCCAACCATCGATATTGTGGTAGTACCGGATCTTCATTTTAAATATTTTGTAGTTTAATCATTGTAGCCGCCAAATTTATCTCAGGATCAGCCACCAATGTGTGATCTACTAATCCTTGTTTGATAACCAATATTGCTTTTTCTTGACGTGCTTCGTCACCGAACAATGTAATATTATCATACAACCATTTGTAGATGTCTTCAATCTCATCTGGACGTGCTTGACTACACACTAGTTTTCTTGCTTCAGTGATCTTGCCTGCTTTGAACAATTCAGTCATTTCTAATTTATAATCTGCTTCGCCTTTGTCTGCATTAGCAGGAGCAATCAATATGCCTTCTTGCGAATTCATTTGCACAGTATTAATACATTTTCTTAAATCAGGATATGTTGCTTTAACATATGTGTCTAATATATCTAAGTCTGGAGTTACTCCTTCGTCCATCAAAATTTTAGCAACTCTTGTGGTAAATTCTGTTTGATCGATACGTTCAATGTGAAAGCCTTGACATCTTGAATGTAGTGCTGGAATAATTCTGTTTGGATAGTTACAAGTTAAAATAAATCTACTTGTTGTGTGATACTCTTCCATCACTCCACGCAGTGCCGCTTGTGCGTTTGGACTTAAATAATCTGCTTCATCTAGCAGTACAATTTTAAAGTCACCAAATGGAATCATTTGTACAAAATTAATAATTGTGTTTCTTATATCGTCCACACTGTTTGTTCTACTTGCATTTATTTCTAATATATCTAAATCATTCAGTTCAAGTTCATTGAATAATACTTTTGCCAGTGTAGTTTTACCTATACCTGCATTACCGCTGAATAATAAATGAGGAATAGTTTTATCTTTTACCCATTGTTGTACTTGATTACGTTGATGATTATCTCTAAAAACGTATTCATCTAATGTTTTCGGTCTGTATTTTTCTACCCATAAATCTTTCACTAGTCTCTCCTTATATATTCTTGTCCAATTCCGCTTAATATTAAAATTATGTACAAAATAACCCAACCCCAACCTGTGATGGCGCCTGTTAAATGTAAAGTCATCAACACAATGCCAGTTACTCCGGTTGTGTTTAATCCTTTAGATTGTATTACTGGAAGTTTCATTCATACAGTATATGTGGTATACTGTGATTTGTCAAGTATTATTCAGCCAAATAAGGTGAATCATTGTCTACTCTTCTAGACAACACATCTTCTGGTTTTTCTTTGGAAGTTCCTAAAACAGATTCTGCTTCTACACTACGAAAAACATTTTTAATACCATTTTTATCTTTCATAGTAACGCCTCTACTCCATCTGCCATGTTCAACTAAAATCCAATCACCTACTTCGTAATCGTCATCGTTCTCATGACCTTTGGCAAAAACTTTGCCCCAACGTGGATGAATACCTCTGGCTTGTCCATCATCTGACGCAATGATTATTCCGCCAGCAGTTTTTTGTTCGCCAAAATACATGTCAGTGACTATTACTCTGTTATGTATTGGAAGAAGTGTACCTTCGTAAATATCTATTGCGGACATTAGTCTTGTTCTTTTTTAACAAAATTTCCGTCTGCATCTTCAACCCATCCGTCTTTTGAAGTTTCTTCTACTGGTGCTTCTGCAACAGGTTCTTCTACGACTGGTTGTGCCACAGGCTCTACAGTTTGTTCTTTATGAGAAACAGTATTAGGATTATCTCTGTAATAGTCTGCCAAAACATCTTCTCTCTTTTTGATGATTTTGCCACCTGCTCCTAATTCATCACCTCTAGCATTTACTTTGGCATTGCCAACTGCTGGAGTTAATTCATTTCTTTTTCTTAAAAGATCCATGTCTACGGTTTTACCCTGCATAGTCTTGTAAACTTTTTTGCCTGTCTGTTTTACTGCCATTTTTCTATTCTCCTATTATATGTGTATTTATCTAATGAATTCCTGCCAGTCCAGTCGATACTGGATCGAATCAATTTTATGTATGCCCAAAAGGTACAATACATAACTTGCTACCGAACTGCCTCTGCCTACACCCCACACAATTTTATTTTCTTTCATAAATGTTACCAAAAAATGTAAAAACTTCAATAGATTCAGATGTCCTAGTTCTTTGAACTTGTTTAATTCTTCTGTAACTCTTGTTTTTGCTTCTGGGTTATCTGGACACTGTGTTACCAAAAACTTTTCAATATCAAACTGCTTGTAACTGTTGGGCATAAACCATTCTGATTGTAAAAGACTATCAAAATCTTCCAAACTGATGTCTAATGGTTCATAAAACTTTAGCATTTGTCCATCACCTGTTTCTTTGATTGACAAATTGAATTGTTCAGTTTCTGAATTTTTTTCCACATACACTTTAAACAGTGTATCCAGTTTGCCTTTGTATATAAGATCCATACAATCTTCTACACCGTACTTTGGCAAACCTAAAGTGTCAATTTTCATAAGTGTATTATATGTGATTTAATTCAAAAAGTCAATGATTAATCTATGTTAATCAAATCGTCCACATCATTACCAGAACTTTTGTCTAATTCTTTTTGTTCATGATACCAACGCATTTTGATTTCTTCTGTGTACTCTGAAATGAATAGACTTATTTGGTGACGAACGTCTGGATTATTTGCTCGTAGGTATTTGGTACGCAACTCTGTAAGTTTTTTTTCTAATTCTGGTGTTGTGATGTCTTGAGTTGGTTTGCCCAATGGATGGAACATAAAATATTAACTGAATTGACCAATATATCTGGCAAACACAGTAACTCCGTTATCGTTAGTATAAAATTCTACTACCAAAGGATTTGTTGTACTGTCAACTACAAATGGACTAGGAAATCCAGATGCTGTTTTAATTGTGCCGCCGTCTGCCGCCCACGTAACAGTTCTGTCTCCACCTGATTTTATAATCTGTACCACAACACTTTCTAATGCATTTGCTTGTGAACTCCAGTCAGCCAATGTTAATGTAACATTTGCACCCACAGTGATTGTTTGAAAATTACCATTAGACAAACTGATGTTTTGATCAGTGGTAACTGAACCAGCACTATGACTTTTTACAAAATTACTTTTGAATAAAGCACCACTAACTTCATTACCTGCAAAGTTGTTGTTGCTATTAAGTTTTGCTGTGTTGGTTTCTAAACTAGTGATTTCTGTTTTTGCTGTGGCAAAATTGCTTTTGATTGTGTTGAAATTATCTCTAAATCCTTGGCTGTTGTTATCTTGCCCTGCTACAGGATATGTTGCGTCTATGCTTGTTGAATCTATATTACTCATAATAGTTGTTTCCTACTGTTATTTATCTTATACATTATATTGATAGTTAGGAAAGAGTATGTATTGATCAGCACTATTGCCCTCTGTTCCTGCCACAATGTATCTATCAATTTCAAAATTAATATTTTTTATATCAAATCCGCTGTTTTTCACTGCTAGAGCAATATTTTGGCTAGTTCCTTCTTTACAATAACACAATGGTACTGCTGTGGTGTAACCTAATGCTTGATTGCCACTTTGTGCTGTACGCATCCAAAGAGGTAATAACCCTCCTTCAGTTGTGCCCAAAGATTTGATATTGTTTCTCATGTTAGAAATATTACTGATGTATCTTATTTCGTCATCACTCATACTTGCTTTCAATAAATCACTGTCTACTTTGATTACAGAATTTTTTGGTCTGAATCTAAATGGATCTCCAGTAATTTGCTCCACAGTTCCTACTACTAAATCAGGACCTGACTGCATATCTATTAATAATTCTCCATTAGGTACATCAACTAGTAATCTACCTGTTCTTGCAAATATTTCTAAACTGGTTCCTACACCCGAAACAGATAGACTTGAATTTGCTTGAGCAAAAATAGTGTAAGAAGAACCTCCAACATTTAATTTTGTTGAATCGTCAGTAACTTCCAGTTGAGTTTGATTAACTTTAATTGTAGTTTGTGGAGTTATCTTGAATGATGTTCTTGTGCTTAAACTTTTTGAATCTCTAATATCTACTACATCAGCATACACTAATTCGTAGGCAATATTGTTAGTTCCAGGATATTTTGCCACTGCTGTTTTTATATCTCCAAAGTTGAATCTAGATCGTTTGTGATTTTTTGAAACTGCTGTCACATAATTGCCAACAACTTTCTTTTCTATTCCCGAATAAACCAACATACGCATATTTTTTTGTAATCCAAAATCTGGATCTGTGGGTCTATAAATTTTGTCTATTTCAAATATAGTCGTGTTACTGATAAAATCTTTAAAATAACTTCGTTGTGATGATTTTAATAATGGTTGAGCATATAAATCTGTAAATGTTTTTGTAACATCTGTGTTAATTATTAAATTAAAGGTACGTTCAACAGAACTAAACCCAAATCTATCTTGAGCTCTTACTTTAAATGAATAACTTTCATCCACGGTGGTTGTTCCACCATCAAGTATTAACAAATTGTTATCAAATGATGTTATACCTGATAAAGAATTTTCACTATACAGTCTAACATTTCCTACAATTTCTCCATCCAACGATAGACTTAATCCTGGAGGCAAAGATCCACTCATCAACAGATATTTCATTTTAGCATCTGTGACTGTGCTTGTAGCCTCTAATTTCAAATGACTGGTTAGGTTGGCTTTTAACGTTCCTAATGCTGATGCAGTGTTCCATGTGATCGTACTGTCCACTTCGCCCAACACTTTAACAGTAAATGTTTTTGTTGCTGTGGGTTGAGTGTCTGTGCTGTTTAACAAAAAGTTTTTGCTGTATGATGCATCTTTGAAAGCCGCTATACTAATATTTTGTTCATTCACGAAACTGTCTGTTAACGGAATATTTAAAACTAATTTTTCCATTGCTGTGGCACTGGCAATTCCCTGTAATGCAGGTTCGCCTTCTGCTAATAAAGATTGTATGTCTGAAATAATATATTCATTAGAACCAATTCTTAATGTTCTACCTTTGTATTTGTCTTTTGATATTCTATTGTAAACAAATATTTCATTGTTTGCTCTTGCTATTGTTGTTTGAATTCCATTTTTGTAATCGTTAGGATCATAAATTGTACCAGTGTACACTAATAAATCATTTGCTGTAAGATTTCTGTTAAGTGTAAGCACTTCGTAATTTTGATTTGCACCGTCTACTCCTAGGATTGTGTATTCTTCGTTATTGATTGTTATTTTTTCGCCAATTAAACTTTGTAAATCATCTAATCCATCTGTTAGACCCACTGGTAATTTTTGTATTTTTAATTCATCTCCACCTTGTTGTTGATCTTCGTATGGAGTAATAATCACTGTGACCAAATCACTACCTGTTCCGGCTCTAACTGCACTCACTGTAAATTTATACTCTTTGCTTACAGCAGGTTGATAAGGAACCCTACCTGCTATTTCTCCTGTGATGGGATCCAGTGTCATACCTGGTGGTATAATAGAAGCAGAATTATCATTGTTGGTGTTTTCTAAAATATAACTGATTGTTCCAGGCACTGTGTTTGGATCATACAGTTCTAAAAATATTGTGACATAGTTGTTGGCTCTTTTAAAACCTAAATCTGTTGGTGTTAACCACTGTGGAGTTCTTAGATATGTTCCGTCTGATGTGAATATACCTGTTCCAATCTGCATGATGGTGTTGTCTGCTCTTAAATAGTCGTCACCCACTACAAATATTTTGAATATTCTACTTATAGTTGAATCGCCGTCAGTTACATTAACTGTAAAATTATAAAAACGATTTAATTTTCTTTGATTTCTATTACTGACTTGTTGGTTGTATAAGTCTGAAAACTCTTGTACATCAAAGTAAAAACTTTTGTTGGCGATTGATCCTGACAAACCAAAGTCAAAAGGTGCTGATGCATAATCGTTGGAATCATAATACCCTGTGCTGGACAAAATATCAAGTGCTTTGATAGGATCTACTAACCCAGAAATTTTTCCTGTCTGACTTAACGTTAATCCTGGTGGTAATTCTCCACCGCCTTCTGGAATATAATATTCTAAGACTGTGTTGGCACTTAAATCAGCATCTTGAGCCTCCAATTGAAAGTCTACATACGAACTGTCCAATATAAACAGTTGACTGTCTGCTCCAATAGGAAGTGTACCAGATGGTGTTACCCATGTTGGTGCATCGGGACCTTCAACATTAACTGTGAAAGTTCTATCCTGTATTCTTGTGTCGTGCTTGGCTCTTAAACAAAATTCAAATTTTGTGGATCTGCTGACTTGAAACGGAGTTCCTATCAGTGTTTGACCTTCTAATCTCAATCCAGGAGGTATTGTGCCTGCTATTGTTGTGATTGTGTCAGCACCTGAAATAGGCAATGTGATAGTGGTAGGCACTCTTTCTTGAAATGTACCTAAATTATAACCTGTTTGAACTGTCCATAAATCGTGCATGATATATGTATTTATCGAGTTGTAAAATGCTTAGATAGATCCAAAGTCAATGCCAGTAGCAGATGGTGACGTTATTGTGCCCATATTTACTGGATTGAAAGATTCAAGCCATTGTAACAAGTTGTTCACAGGATTTTGTACACCGCCAAAGTCAAATCCAACAAGACTGTCTAAGTCATCAATGTCCACCCCTTTAACTAAACCGTTAAAATTGTTTCCTGTGATTGTGCCAACGTTTGTAAAATTATTTCCACCAGCATTTAAATTTGCTGATAGTGTGGGTGAAGTTTCATTTGCTAGTGCTGAATTTATTGTGATGTTTGATCCAGTACCTGCAGTGGTTGTTCCACCTGTACCTTGAACAGTAATTTGTCCTTGAGATCCAATTGGTGTTAATGAACCTGTGTCTGTAGTGAATAATATGCTCACAATACCTGATGATGTGATTGTGATTTGATTGTTATCAGCACTTAATGAAACATTAGGTCCTGCTTTTAAATTTTTGAAACTTAAATTATCATTAGTTTTTGCGGCAAACACACCTTTTGTTGTACCATCATCTGCTAATTTATTAGATGCTGTTGTGTTTTCTGCCTGACGAGCGTCTAGTTCAGTGAAGTTGTTGTTAACCTTAACAAAGGCTTCTCTCAGATCATCACCTGTACCGTCGTTTGCCAGTGTTCCTATGTTGATTGTGCTGATTGCCATAACAATATTTATCCTTTATGTCTAACCTTATTTCTTGGATATACCGACCCTGATACTGGTCTTTTTTTATGATCTTGATGTGGAAATGCTGTTCCGTTTAATGGTCTATGATAAATGTATCTCAAATATTTGTTTTGATCATTAATTGATCCATCACCTAACCATTCACTGTCCCCATAATCACTACCAGTACTGCTTATGTCTCCTGATGTTGAATTATCAATCAAATAATCTAATGCTTCGGCATGAGTCATGTTAGGATCTTGTTCTGCTCTACTAGCCAATACACCTGCGACTTGTGGACCACTCATACTTGTTCCTGATATAGATGCGATATAATAATTACTGTCCCTTGTATCGGTCAATGTATTAGTGTAAGGAGTAGGTGTTTCATCTCCGGGACCGTTATAAACTGCAGAAATAATGTTTTCTCCAGGCGCCCAGATGTCGACTCTGTCTCCATAATTACTGCTTGTATCTTTATATTGTTGAGTTTTTGTGCCAGCATTGCCGACACATATCATTACTCTTGCAGGACTTGATCCTTGTGAGTGAACATAATCACTCACACCAAATCTTATACTATTGTTATAATTTGCATTGGCATTTTTTACACAAGGCCAATAACTGTTACCAGCAGAGCCTACCATTATTACTCCGTCTGCAATGGCGTCTACCACATCAGCATCAACTCCCGCCGATACTGCCGGCATACGATATAGGTATGTACTTGCAGGAACCGGCACACCATTTGTTTCCAGTGATGTTTTTTTGGTTGCATCTGGTTGACCTGAAATATCAGTAAATGTTCCTCTGTAGGTATGACCGTTAATACCTGAAAGAGAAATATCACCGTAACTGTACCCCCAACTATTATTACACACAGTAGGATTTCTTCTACCTGTTACAGGATTAACTGCTTTTGTTTTGTGCCACTCTCTAATGTAATCATAAAGGTAAAGTTCCCAATTACCTGGAGTGAATGTTCCTGTGTAACTAAATTCCATATAATAAATGTTGGCATCTCTTGCCCAACCTTGAGTATTGCCTGCCACTGTGCCTGTTGTGTGTGTGCCATGGTTGCTACTTATATCAGAATAATCATAGTTGCTTGATCCTGCATTGATTCCCAGTTGAGAATTTAAACTCAACCAATTAAATTGTTGCACTCTTGATCCTCCTGATCCGTCTGAATTAACTGCAAATTCAGGGTGATCAGTTTTAATATGTGAATCAACCATCACCACGTCAACATTTTTGCCACTGCTTGTTGTTTTTACTGTTTGATTGGTTTGTGTAAATGAACCGTTAGTTCCCCAATTGGCTAAATTAGATCCTTCTGTTACTCTTAATAATCCCCAATTTTTATCAGTGTTATTAAAATTTCCGAATATGCTATTATCTTTTTCAAAATTGGAAGTTTGTTCCCAATGTGCAATTTTTTGTATACCTAATGCTGAAGGTGGTTGTTCTACTGCTAGAACTCTTGAATCATTTCGTAAAGTTTCTGCTTCTGCATCATTAAGCATATAGTGAGTGTTTCTGCTTATGTTTCTTCTATGCTTGACATCTACTGATCTGTTGGGAATATAAAGGTCTCCACCAGGAGTTTCCATGTCATTATAGAAAGCATCTAAATTTTCAAAGTTATGAAGTGTTACTATATACTCTTTAAGAGTGTCTGACATATTATACCTCTACTGGTACTACTGTCAATGTTACTGTGATTGTTTGCGTGGATCCACTTTTGTTAGTTACAGCACATGGAATAGTAGTTGTTACCGGATTTTCATCATTAAAGCCACCTGCAAACGGTGTAATCAAAACTGTTTGAGCACCTGTTGTGATTGCTTCTGCTATCACTCCTGAACCCGGTGTAGGATCAGATGTTTCACTTCTTGCTGAATCTGATGTTCTAACAGAAGCACTTGAATAAATTCTAACCCATGCCGCCGCCGATGTTTGAATCTTGTACAAGAAGTAACCTTTGTGTCCAGTGATATCTAAATTAGTAGATGCGTTGTTGGCAATAGAACTTGTTGTGCCTGCCACAGTGCCTCTTGTGCCTATATCTGAACTTATTGTTAATGTGTCACCTGTCACTGCTGATGTGATACCTGTACCACCAGCAATAGTCAAATTGTCTGTGGTTGTGTTTGCTGTGGTAAATCCAGAATCACCTGTAATGGTTGACCACAAATTCTGACTACCTTCACCACCGCCACCTGATGCATTAATTGTAATTGAATCTGTAAATGTGTCAGTAGTGATTGTAACATTTGTGCCTGCAATAAGAGTTAATGAATCTGTTGTTCCTGTTGCTGTAATTGGTGATTGTCCTGCAACTGCAACACTAGAAAATAAATTTTGATCAGCATTTGGTGATGAGTTTGTGACTGTTAGAGTATCACCTGTAATTGCTGTTGTTATTCCAGTTCCACCTGTCACAGTTAATGTGTCAGTTGCCGAGTTTGCTGTTGTACTGCCTGTGTCAGCACCGATAGTTGAGAATAAATTTTGTGTTGAACCTGAAGAATTAATTGTGACACTTTTTCCTGTGTTATCTGTGGTAAGTGTTGTGTTTGTGCCTGCCACAAAAGTTAATACACCATTCACTGAAGCAGTGGTAACATCTGTTTGTCCTGCTACTCTAACAGTGTTGAAAATGCTTTGATCAACATTTGGAGATGTGTTGGCGATTGTTAATGATTTACTTGTATTATTTAAAGTAAAATCAACTCCTCCACCATTTACCAATGTCAATGCTTGACTTGAAGTAGCAGGAGTTATAGAAGTGGCACCATATACTACAGAAGCAAAAATATTTTGATCCACATTGGGTGCTGAGTTTGTGATGGTTACTTGATCACCTACAGCATCTCCTGTGACAGTAATACCTGTGCCTGCTGTAAATGCCAATGTGTCTGTGGATGTGTCTGCTGTGATTGTGACACCACCTGCCAACACATTTTGAAATATGTTTTGATCCACATTGGGTGAACTGTTTGTGATTGTGATTAAATCATTCACAGCAGTCATTGTGATTCCAGCACCAGTTTGGAAATTTAATGTGTCCACGTTTGAATTTGCAGTTGTTGATCCACCTGATGGTGTTATTGCAAAAGTTTTGTAAGCAAAGTTATCAGATACATTGTAATTGTTGTTGGCACCTGTGTATGCAATTTGTAATTTGCCAGCAACCACAGTGGTTGAAATGTTTGTTCCACCCACAATACTCAATGTGTCTGTGATGCTTGAAGCAGTAATTAATGTATCAGTATCATCTGCCACTTTGTAAAAAATATTCTGATCCACATTGGGTGCTGAGTTTGTTATTATCACTTGGTCAACTGCACCGCCAGGTCCTGCACCTGTTCCGGTAGCACTTACAGTGATTCCTGATCCACTGCCTATGTACAATACATCATTGGGATCATCTGCTATCAATTCAACATTGTCTCCTGGAGTACCTATGGCAACAATTTCAAAGTTGTTGGCTTCACCACCTACATTACCTGTGTAGTTGATTGTCAATGTACTTCCCACAATGCTTGTAGAAATAGATGATCCACCCACAACATTTAAAGTGTCAGATGTGGTGCCTGCTGTTTTACTGCCTGAATCTGAACCTACAGTTTGAAAAATGTTTTGTTCTGTGATAGAACTGTCAATTTGAATAGTGTCATTGCCAGCATTAGGTGTGATCACAATGCCTGCACCAGATACAAGAGTTAATGTGTCGTTGACAGAATCTGCTACAACATCTGTAACACCCACTCTCACTGTGCCAAACGCATTGGACAGTGTTTGTGTGTTGTTGATAGTGATTGAATTTTCGTCTGTTCTTGTCACAGATACATTTGTACCTGCTTTAATTTTCACATCATCTGTTGCTCCTGATGAACTCTGCAATCTTAAAACTTGATCTCCATCTCCGTCTTGAGCACTTGCTATACCATAGGTTGTATCGGTATCCGTACTGGTGAATGTTAATGAATTTGAATTTCTTGTGATGCCTACATTTGTGCCTGCAACCAATGTGATATCTTGTATAGCATCTGAGCTGTCTCTTAATCTTATTTTTTTACTGTCGACATCATCACCATCTGTACCTATTAATGTGTAAGTGGTATTTCCGTCTGCCCCTCCACCCACAACATTGTGAGTGATAGTTAATACATCTGTGCCATTTTCTTCTGTGAGTGCTGTGGTAACATCACCTGAACCTTGAATTTTTAATGTGTTGCCTGGCAATATGGTTCTTGCCACAGAGTCATCTGCTGTAACAATTAATCCACCACCACCTTGAATGATAACATTTCCTCCACCACCACCTTGTCCTAATAAACTTTGTGTGTCTGTTAACTCAGAAATATCTGCTGGTATTGTGGGTGCGCCTTGCAGTTCACTGTATTGTAATGTGAATGGTTGACTGTTGATTGTGATGCTCTGTGTGGATATGGCATTCACTCCAACCAGATTAGAATTGGTCAAATCTAGATTGTCATTGATGGGTAATTCTTTTATCTTATTACCGTCCGACGTATCTACTACAAGTGGTATTCTATTTGCCATTTTTTGTTCCTCTATTAATATTTATTTTACTCATTATACTCCGGCTAGGTATATAAATTCACCTGTTGTTGGATTGTATCCTACTGTTTTAAATCCTGTTGGTAATGTACCGCCGGTCACTTCTCTAACTGGTTTAACTACAAATGTATCTTCTACAATGTTGTTTAGAATTTCGCCAGTTGCGTTAATTACAATTGAGTTTGCGGCTTGGTCTGTATAGCCTGCATTGGTGCCAATTGCTACTGCATCGGCACCTTGACCTGTATAGCCGGCGGCGTTTCCAACTGCCACTGCATCCTCACCTTGATCAAAACTGCCTGCGCCGTACCCAACTGCCACTGCGTTGTCACCTTGAGTGTCGTAACCTGCTGTTTTACCAAGTGCTGTTGCTGAATCGCCTTGATATCTGTTACCTGCGTAGGCGCCAAGTGCTGTTGCTGAATCGCTTTGGCTGTTCCAGCCCGCCTGCTTCCCAATTGCTACTGAACTTGCACCTTGAACTATTTCGCCTGCTTCAGATCCAACTGCCACTGCATCATCACCTTGCGTATTTTTACCTGCTTCTTTACCAATTGCTATTGCTTCTATGCCTTGAGTTGTTACCCCTGCACTACTACCAAGTGCAATTTTTGTTTCACTTGTTCTTAAACTTGCTGTTTCAATATCGCCAACAATCTTGTTGTTAACTCCATCTACAAGTACGGTACTATCATCTCCAAATACACTACCTGTAAAATCACCAGTTAAACTAGGAGAATTTTGTGTATATGATGCCAATCTATCTATCGCACCGTCTACTGTTGTAGGCCTAATGCCGTCCCATACTACTCCTGCGTTTGCAGGATATGGTATAGTGCCACTAACACCGTCTACTAGTATAGTTGAGTCATCTGCAAACACACTACCTGTAATGTCACCTGTAATTACAGGACTTGCTGTATGTGTAACTTCTCCTGACGAAGCATCATACATCAGTATAGTTGTACCAACAGCACTTCTAATTGGTTTAACTACAAATGTATCTTCTACGATGTTGTTTAGAACGAGGCCAGTTGCGTTAAGTACAATTGAGTTTGCGGCTTGGTTTGCATAGCCTGCCTGGTTACCAATTGCTATTGCATCGGCGCCTTGAGTTGTTTTACCTGCTTCGTGACCAATTGCTACTGACTTTATGCCTTGAGTTGTATAACCGGCACGTTGACCAATTGCTACTCCGGCTTCTTTTTGTCCATCATAACCTGCACCAACACCAATTGCCACTGCGTATGCGGTTTGACTTATATTACCAGCCTGATTACCAATTGCTACTCCTTGTGCGCCTTGATTTGTTAGTCCTGCGTCTTCACCAATTGCTACTGCACTTATGCCTTGCGATGTATTTCCTGCTTGCATACCAATTGCTACTGCATAGCCACCTTGACTTGTTTGACCTGCCGTGTAGCCGATGCCGATTGCCGCAATGCCCTGGTTAGTATCGCCTGCACCAAATCCAAGTGCAATGCCATATGTACCTTGGTTAGTAAAGCCTGCACTATTGCCTAATGCTATATTATCGTCACTTGTTCTTAAACTTGTTGTATCTACTGCACCAACAATCTTATTGTTAACTCCGTCTACAAGTACTGTACTATCATCACCAAACAC